ATGCTAGAAGATCTCCTATTTCAGCCACGGGGAAGTGTAGTGGAATGGGTAGAACGGGAATTGAGGCTGCCGCGGGAAACCTCCCCCAATGCGCCGGGCCCCGTGTCCCTGGATCGTCAGCCTTACATGCGGGAACCGCTGGAATGCCTACGTAATACCCGAATTGAACACTTGTATCTGGTTTGGGCAGCCCAAACCGGAAAAACAACGCTGGATCTCCTGGCCCTTGCCTATTTATTGGAACACGATCCCATGCCCTTGCTATGGGCCCTCCCATCCGATAATCTGGCCGCGCCCTTTTCCCGCAACCGCCTTCAGCCGTTTCTGAAAGCAAATCCCTGCCTGTCCCGGCATATCCTCCGGAATCCCGCATCTTTTGCCCCGCTGGAAATGACGCTGGACAATATGCCGATCTACATGACCGGCGTGACCAGCCCGGCCCGTCTGTCATCCCGGCCCATTGCTTACGTTATCCAGGACGAAGAAGCGAAATTTGAACATATCAACAAAAAGGAAGCGCATCCGTCCGCCCTGATCGAAGAACGTACAAAAGCCTTTCCCCGGCGGTTGATCATCCATAGCAGTACACCGAACGTTGAAGATGAACCCTACTGGCAGGGCTACAGCCTGACGGATTGCCGGGAATACTTCATGCCCTGTCCCCATTGCGGGATGTGGATCCGGTTTGAATTCAGCCGGACAACGCTGGTTTGGGACGGAGACAGCCTAGAAGAGATTGAAGCCAGCGCCCGCTATGTCTGCCCGGATTGTTCACGGCCCATTTATGACGCACAAAAAATAGACATGATGCAGGCGGGCGAATGGAGGGCCACCAATGAAGCCGCGCATCCGTCCCGGCGCGGGTATCATTTGAATTCGCTTTATTCCCCTTTCGTCTCCTTTGGTCAGTTTGCCCGTAAATTCGTAGAAAGTTCCCGCGCCCTTCTGGCGCAAATGGAATTGCAGAACTTCCGGAATTCCTGGGAAGCCCTGCCTTACTCAAAATATCAGGTTAAAGTGAAAGATCAGGCTGTGGAAGCCCTGAAAACTACCGCGTACCGTCGGGGAGAAATGCCCCCCGTGGAACCGCTGTACCTGGTGGCCGGCTATGATCCGGGGGAACTACAAACGCATTGGGTTGTTTGCGCCGTGTCAGCCGGCGGGGAATTATGGGTTATCGACTGGGGAACCATCCTAAGTTTCCGGACGGAGGGAGGCCGGAAAGGCGTTGCCGCCCATTTCCCCGGATTGCAGTATCAGGCCGGGGATCAGATCTTTCAGCCGGCGCTGGGATTAGTAGATTCCGGCTGGAGCGCGGAAGCGACCTATACGGAATGCGCCCTGATGCCCGGCCAGCTTTATCCAACAAAAGGATCCGCCGCGGGTTTTGGCGTCTGGAATCGCACGGATTTGAAAACGCATCCGGGCCTTGAACTGTACACCTATCAGGACCGGGCCGCAAAAATCGAACTATACGCCGAACGCATTGCACACGGACGCGGCCCTGGGCTGCACCTTCCGGGGAACGCGGATCTGGATCTGATCAGGGGATTGAGCGGGCAAGTACTAGAAGAGAAACCCGGCAGCCCCAGCCAATGGAAGAAAATTGCCGGAGACCACTATGGCGACTGCGTGAAGCTCTGCATGTTTTCCTGGTGGGTCCTGAAATCATCCGTCCCGGATCCCGAACCGGAAGAAGAGAGAGAAAGAGACGGCGGGGAATAAGGTATGAGCGGATTTTCTCAAGAAAGTTTAGATGCCCTGGCGGAGACTTACAGCCTCCAGGAACTCAAGGCCAAAAGAAAGGAAGTAGCGGACAAGCTACTTGAACTTGACATGATCACATCCGCCAGCGGGGGCGGCGGCAGTAGCTACAGCCGGCAACAACGCATGGACGCGGAAAGCCTACTGGCCGCCCTGAACATGGCGATCAAGGCGAAGACGGGGCAATCTCCGAATCCGGGACAAAGCGTTACTATTGTGGGATTTAAGAATACAGATTATTGACATGAAACGACGCAAGAGAAAATACAAGTTACGCATGAACAAGGCAGATTTGGGCTCCATGCCGGAGGCCCTGAACCAGCCCCGCACCCTACCCCCTCAAATGTTCGGAGGCATCCAGGGCGCCCTGCCCTGGGCTAACGGCATGTTGTACTGGCCCACGCTGGATGACGCCGCGGAAATGGATGATTATGACCGGGCCGCCGTCATGCGGGCCGCCCGTTACCTGTACAAAAATTCAGGAGTAATCCGGAAAGCAGTCCGGGACATTTGGCTATTGCAGGGCTGCCTGATGCCTATTCCTACGACGCAAGATCGGGACTGGAACCGGAAAGCCCGCGCGGCCTTTCTGGCGCGGGTGGCCAGCCCCGCCGCTTTTGACGTTACGGGAAAATTATCCTGGAAAACCATGCAGGCATGGGCCGAAAGGAAAACCAGCATTGACGGCGATTGCCTGTGCGTTCTGGCCCGCGGCCTGGACGGCGGGGGAATGGTGGCCTGGTACAGCGCGCCGAAGATAATCACCCCGCCGGGACTGGGTAAAGAAGACGGCTGGAACCAGGGAGTGAAAACAAACGCACAGGGGCGCCCGGTTGCTTATGGACTGGAAACGGCGCCGGGCCGCTGTATCGTCATCCCCGCCGGCTGTGCCATCCTGTACCAGCGGGATCCGGATCCGGCGGTTCCACGCGGGGAATCAGATCTAATCCACGCCATCCGGCACGGGGTGGATATTGCGGAAATACATGGCTTTACAAAAGCAAGCGTGAAACTGTCCGCCGCCGTGGGATTTGTCGAAACGAAAACGGAGGCAGACAAGGCCCCCGGAATGGCCGCCGCCATTGGGGGCAAAAAGAACCCGGGCTGTGACGAAAAGCCGGAAAATCCGGCGCAATCCTTTGAAGTCGTCACCGGCGGCGGGGCCCGTGTAGTCAGCCTTGCCCCAGGGCGGGATCTGAAAGCCATTTATGACCAGCGGCCATCCCCCAACGTAGCCGCCTTCATCCGCGATTTGCTTGCGGAAATCGCCTACGGCGTGGGACTGGACGCAGAAGTCCTCTATGACATCAACACGTTAGGAAGCGCGGCGGCCCGGCTGATCCTGTCAAAATTGCGGCGCTGGATCGACGAACGGAAAGACGCGCGGGAAGTGTACATGAACCGGATTTACCGGCATATAGTAGCGCTGGAAATGGAGGCGGGGCGCCTCCCCCGCTGTAAAGATCCCGCCTGGGAAAACGTGTCCTGGGTGGGTCAGCGTGATTTGACGATTGATTTAGGCCGTGAAGGGGGCCTGGCAATCAATCTGATCCGGGAAGGACTGGCGGACGCGGACCGCTGGACGCTCGCCACGGAGGGCATGACCGCGGAAAGCATTTTGGACCGCCGGGCGGATTTGTTGCGCCGGGCTCATGAAATTGCCGAATCCTCCGGCATCCCCATCACGGAACTTTTGCCTGGCGCCATCGGCTCCACACATGCGGCCCATGACGTTCACCCAGGCCCGCCTCCGGAAGACGATGAACCGGAAAATGCCGGCAACGGGGAAAAGAGCAAAAGAGACGGCGGGGAAAATATATAGGGAAACCTGTATTATATCATGAATAGAAAAAAAACATACCAGTTGCCCATGCTGACCATGCAAGCCGGAACCTCCGGCGCCGTGGCGGTAGTGGACGTTACCGGGGTTATTGGGTGGGATGACGCCCAATGCCTTGAATTTGCCGATAAGCTGAAAGCCGCCGCCAATCAGGGCGCGTCCAGCATCACCTTGCGCGTCAACTCGCCCGGCGGGGACGTTTTTTCCGCGTTGAGCATGTATGATGCCATCCGGTCATGCAAGATGCCTGTCCGAGCAGAAGTCCATGGCCTGGCCGCCAGCGCGGCAAGCCTGTTGTGCATGGCCGCCGATACGGTAGCCATGAGCGAAAGCGCTAAATTCATGGTGCATCAGCCCTATGCGGGCGTTTGGGGGAACCCGGATGAAATCATGAATTATGCGGCCATGCTGATCAAGGAACGGGAAAAAATGTTCGGCATTTACGGCGAAAAATGCGGGAAATCCTGGGAACAGGTCAGCAATGACCACAAGGCAAGCGTCTATTACAGCGCAGCGGAAGCCATAGCTTACGGCTTTGTGGATGAAGTCATCCATGACGACGAAAGCGCCGGAAACGGTGAGGATGAAGAAGAAAACGCCGGAGACGAAGACGACGAATCCACATCCACCGCGGAAACCGGCAACAATGACGAAGAAAACGACGAAAGCCCTACAGGGGAAGAAGGGGAAGACGAAGACGAGGAAACCGCCCCGGCGGCAGGCATGACCGGAAGCCGCCTGAACCTGAAAAACGCCGCGGGGGCCATCTGCATGCGTATTTTTGGCCTTACGGGATCCGGGAAGAAGAAGGATCCCTTGAAAGCGCTGAAAACGCAGAACAGCCGCCTAGCCGCCATGAACAAGGGCCTGAAGGCCCAAGTGGCGAAGCTGAAAGCCGCCCAGGATCAACAGGCGTCAATCACGGAACAACTGGTGGAAAAACAGGTTACGGCCAGATTGGCGGCCCTGAATATTCCCGCTTCTGATCTACCGTCAGCCACGGAAACCGAAATGACCGCCCCGGCGCAAACGGTAGCCCTGCCCGCCAGCCGGGAAGAATTCATGGCCCTGTCCGTGGATGACCGCCTTGCCGTCACATCCGCCCATCCGGAGGCCGTGAAAAAATGGCTTTGAGCGCGATTGAGATTCCTACGTCCCGGCCCGTCAGACCGGTGAATCAACCAAGAAAGAAATCATACGATGCCAACTCTTTACGGTACAACGCCGGAATTCGGGATCAAAAACAGCGAATCCGGGATCCTTGTCGAAAGCATGAATTTTGACGGGTCCATGGAGAAATACGAACAGAAGGATCATATGGGAAAAGTCATTGGTGTTTACATCATTGACGAAAAATTAGGCTTCAGCATGTCCGGCGCCCTCCCCCTGGGAGGGGATTATACGCTGACCATGGGAAGCACCCTTCTTTTGAACAATACCATTCCGCCCATTTGGAACAACACGCCAAAAGCCACAACGGTATTCATCGAGACTGTCAAGCGCAGCATGACCAACACGGGCCCCGTGAAACTGGACGTAAGTGGAACCGTTTATGCGTTCGGAAGCGCTTCTTCCGAAGAATAACAACATATTAACATTCAACTATTAGAAAACAAAAAACATATGACTATCGCCAATAAAGGAAACAAGCCGTTTAATATGAAGGATCTGTTCCCGGTCACGAATTTGACCGATCAGAAGCCCAGCATGCACATGACGGAAAACACGAACAGCATTGCCGGCCTGGGCTGGAAAACTGTTGCAAGCAAAAGCCTTGCCGCGGTAAGCGAGGTTTTTGCCCCGCTGGACCGTTATACAACGGACTACACGGACGAAATTGTGACTTTTGGGCCAGGGCGGGCCGTCACGCTAACCATTGAAATTGCCAGGGAAGTAGGGGAAGCCCTCAAGAACCCGGAAGATTGGAACGTTTCCGCCGTCAAAACGGATGCCGTCAGCATTGAGTGCAACCGCTACAGCCGCCCGTTCCTGGTCACGTCCTATGACATGGCCGCCGGAAGCCGCCTGGAAGGGAAGCTGAACAAGGCTATTGAAACCGTAGCCAAGGCCGTCCTGAAGGACTTGCACACGCAGATCAAGACCGCCGCGCCGGAAGTAATTTCCGGCGTGACGCTGGAAAGCTTCACGCCGGAATACGTGGCAACCGTGCTTTCCGGACTGATCATCCCGGAAGTGTCCGCCCTGACGGTGAATCCCACCTACCACGCCAAGCTGACGCCTTATAACGCGGACAGCCTGAAATTGGAAACCGGCGTGTACGGGATTGGCGGCATTTACAAGGCTACCGGCCTGGAAGCCCTGTCTGACGATAAAAAAACCATTGGATATATGGGATATGAAAATGCCATCGGCATCATCAGCCGCCAGCCCTTGATTCCCACCGAAAACGGCGCCATTTTCGTTTCCGAACTGGGCAGCGTCGGAGGCATCAAGCTTTACCTGAAACAATGGGTTGTGCCTGGGATGGAAGGGGTTATGCACTCCGTAGAAGCCGCCGTGGGAACCGTTGTGGCCCTGCCGGAAAATCTGCGGTTGTTGAGTACCGCCGCCGCGGCATCCGGAACCGCGTCCGAAAAAGACGCCGGAGAAGAAGACCCCGCGGCATAACCTGTCCGGTATTTGTTGAACTATGGGCCGCCGTCGGAACCGTGCAAACGTCCGGGCGGCGGCCCTTTTTCCGAAATTATCATCAATGAGTGTACGTGAGTTATTAACCGCCGGCGGGAATGACATGATCCGGGAATTGGGGGAACGTGTACGGCTGTTGCGCAAAGGGAACGTGTATGCGGATTGTTACGCCGTTGTTTCCCCCGCCGCCGTGGGGTACACCGTGGAAATTGGAGGCGCGGAAAAACAGGTTACGGCACATTGCATGTTGAGAGCCCATGACCTTCCCAAGCTTCCGCGGGCCGGGGACCGCCTCACCGTTTCCGCCCCGCTGGGGGATCAGCCGGTCATATATTATATTACCACGGTAACGAGCGGCAACACGGATCCTATGATCCACATGGATCTTGCATCATGAAAGTCCGTTCGGAATTCAACATGGCCGGCTTCACCCGGCTTTGCCGGGAACTGGAAGCCGGCGCCCAGGAAGCGGCCCATGAAGCCGCCCTGGACTATGGCCGGATTTTCACCAAAGCGGCTATTGACTGGACGCCGCCTTCAGGCGGGGGAAGAAATGGCGCCCGCGTCCAGGGAGCGGAAGCGAAAAACCGCCAGGAAACGCGGATCCGCTGGGATATTATGGGCTCTGAATTTGCCAAGCCCCGCTATTACCGTTCCCGCGGCCAACTGATGACTTATGACGACGGAGCGCACCATCTTTCCCCGTTCATGCTCGCGCGCCCTAAAGATCCCGTGCTGATTGTGGATCCGCGCACGCACTTGAAACGATTTGGGATGAAACGCGGGCGGAAGGGAATGAAGCTGGACTGGCACGGCCCGCGGGCCTGGACGACAAAACAGGCCCTGACCGCGGAATATAAGCGGCGCCTGGCCCGCGTGGGGCGCATGGCCGCCGGATGGATGGCCGGAGCGGTATTGAGCGGACGGAAAACCGGCATCCCCGCCTGGGTGAAACGCCACGGAACCGGCGGCGGGCGGGCCCGGCTGGTGAACCGCCGTGGAAAGTGGGAAATAATCATTACCAATTCCACGGCCTACCACCCAAATATGAACTTTATTATCAATCAATTACTTGATGAAGTAGTGAAAGCCAAAATACGGAAGCGGGATGAAAAAGTGAAATCATGGCTGCTGAAAAAGGCGCAGCGCACCATGAGGGGATAACCGGAAACATATCATGAAATCATGATACCTATTTTCAAAGCAGGCGATCCTTTAAGCGCAGGAAAATTCAATGCTCTTGGTGACAGCATCCGCCACCTGTCAGAAAACGTCAGCACCGCAGGGGAAATGATGGTTCCGCAGCATTTTGACGCCCTGCCCCTGCCGGAAATGGATTTTGCGGTCCTGTACCGGAAGGACGACGCGGGGGCCTGGGGCTGGTGTTGCCACCAGGGGCGCGTAATTGTTAAAGGAAAAGAATATGTTGTAGGGGAAAAAGAATGGACCCTGATTGCGGGCGATACCTACACCGGGGGGATCAAGCTTGTTGTCACGCTGGATGATGCCGGGGAATTTTCTTCCGGCGTGGTTCAGGAAGGAACCGCCACGGAAGGAAGTGGAACCTCCCTGGAATTTTCGTTGGCTAACATAGGGGATGAACTGGTTTGGCAGCACGCCGGGGGGCCTGTTTATATTATCCGCCCGGACGAAATTGTCATTAAAGCCGGGAAAGGAATTCAGGCGGAGGAAGACGAAGAAGACGGCGCAAACGGAAATAAAATAAAAACATGGAAGATCAGCGCCTTGATTGAAGACGCGAAAGAACCTTCCAGCGCGGACTGTTCGCTGATTTACGAAGAAAAGGAAGACGGCGGGAACGCTGATGGAGATCCTTATAAGCTTAAATTGTTATGTTCTTCTGACGGTTCGGTCAACATTAAGGATGAAGAAGGAAAACTGTCTTTGTCCGCCCAAAAAGTGGAACCTGGGGATGGCCTGGAATGGAAAAAGGACAAGGATCAGAACGGGAATGACATTGATACGCAGATTTTACAGATCAGGATTGATTCAACGGCGGTAGATTCCAAAACGCCGGGGGAAAATGGAAAATGGCCACTGTCTTTGTCAGTTTCTCCGGAGGGTTTGGCCGGGGAACTTGATTTAACGGTAGATACCAGCGTTCATGATTTAGGTGGAGGCGCTAAGGTAGGATTATCCACGGCGGCAGGGGCTCTTTCTCTTATAGTTACTCCTGGGGGCGACGCGGAAGAATTGAGTTTTCGCACCCCTTTGCGGAAAAATGGAAAATATGTGGTGCTGGATTATGAATCAAGTTGGTCTGATGCTGTCAACGGCGTGAAGGCAGGCTTGTTTATCCGGAATAATAAATTGGCTGTGGAGCTGTACGCGGAAACGGAGCCGGATGGCTCTGATAGTCTTATAAGCGATTCCTGGACCGCTCTTGTATGCGACAGCGACCATGCAATACGCCTGCACCGGGACGAAAACGGAAAAATCTATATCCAGCAGGGGGAATGGATTGTGACCTCCAAAATTTATTCACCGATAAATTAAATAAATGAACTACGCAATATTTTTATATCGAGACGATCACCAATGCTTGAAAATATGCATGGAACAAATACGGAGAATAGACCAGGCCGCCCAATTTTATTTATTTGATGACGCGGCGAAGCCTTTATTCCCGGCACAAGTCCCCACAGGAAATGATATATTTTACAAAATCACCTATTTTGCCCGCGGGGGGAACCTGAACGGCCTGGAATGCGTGCGCGGCATGCTGGGGTGCATGCTGGACATCCCAGGGGATGATCCGGTCATCAAGATTGACGCTGATACGTTGCTGATGGATCCGGCGGAAATCACGCGCAGCCTGAAAGACCGCGGAAAGGTGGCGGGAGGGATGCAATGCCGTGTGCCGCTTGCCTGGGCCGGCTGCTGCTACTGGATCACGCGTCCGGCCATCAAAGCCGCGCTGGAATTGCTGTCCCGGCGGGAATGGCCGGAAAATGCCCGTCAGGAATATCCGGAAGACCAGACCATTTCAAAAATTCTGTTATACCTGTACGGATCAGCCGGGGTGGACGTGCTGGAATTCCGGGGCGGGCGGCGTCTGATTGGCGTTCGGACGTGTGATCCGCGCGATCTGGCGGAAATCGCCCGCCTGGCGCGCGGCGGCGTGTGCGCGGTTCATTGCGGGCAAATGGCGTTTTATCATCCTATTGTGGAGCGTGACGGAGGGACGATCCGGGAAGCGTGCGCGCGGATCATGGAAGCCGTGCTGGAAGGGAAGCTGAAAGAGAAAGAGGGGATATAGTTATATGCGTGAAATAACCAATACCACATCCATTGTTTCCGGCGATCTGCCCCAGGCGGAAGTGAACGGTCTGAAAGTCCGGCCTGTCAGCCTGTCAAGCATGGCTATGCTGGAACTCCTGAATAACTCCTGCCTGACGCAACTGAACCGCCGCCGGGAAGGTCCATTGTTGGAAGACGGCGCGGAGCCTGCGGAAAATCCTCCGGAAAAAATGAGCATGTACGCCCTGGCGGAATTTGTCTGGATCCACGCGGCGCCGGAAGAAGACGTGGTGCGGCTGGTGGCCGGCGGCGGTTTTGACGATGCGGCAGCCATCCGCCGGGCCGTCCTGGCCTTTTCCGGAAAAGTGGGTTTTGGCGCGCTGGGGGAAATTGTGGCGGGCATGACGCGCGAAATGAACGCGATCATGTCTGCCCAGGCGGAGGGGATCAAGGATCCGGACGGAGCGCCCTCAAAAAACTAGCGGAGCCGGACGGGTGGGCGGGATTGATTATGATCATGGCCCGCGCGACCGGCTGGACGGAATACTATATCAAGCACATGCCGTTGAAAATCCTGCTCCAATACGTCCATGCGTGGCTGGTCCAGGAAGGCAATGCTACCCGCTGGGCCTATGCGGACCGGGCAAAACAACGTGCCATGCGTTTCCGGATTGCTGAAATCATCGAACAGGACAATTCATTTTTAGCTACTTATGGCGATTGAACAAGTACAGCGCAGTTATTGCGTAGTCAATAAAGGGAAAGGGGAGCCTGTCTCCGGGGGCTATACGGAAGAAACCTGGGAAGGAACCTGGGCTGAAATGTGCGCCTATGCGGACCGCCAATCAGCCGCCGGCGGGGATTTGTGGAATATCACAGCCACCGTTACCCGGAAAGCCGGGGATTTTGCGGAATGCCGGGTGCGCCGCCAGGCCATGGACGGGAAAGAAGAGGAAGAATTTGAAATGCCGGGAAGCACCCGTGAAAGCCCGCAGTATTCCCTTTCCGTGACTTGCGTGCCGCAGCCCATTTTAACGCACACCCTTGCGGAAAGCTATTCCGGGGAAACGCTGGACGCCCTGAAAAGGCTGGTGAACGGGGGCTGCATGGGGTCTTTGGTGGACGTAACCAAAGACGGGCAGCCATTGCAGCAAAAAACCATCAGAAGCATTCTTGGGGATGATAACAGTAAATTGATTGAAAAGATAAAAAAGGGCGTCACGAGCTTTTACAGCCCGCAAATTGTGCTGCAAGCCCGTTACAAAGTAACGGATCCCGGAACGATCAATTATCAGAAAGCATGCACGATTGCCGCGCCGCCGGGCCCGTTTGAATCCCCGTCCGGAAAATTCAACTGGCTGTGTATGGGGACGTCCGTGGAAGGATCCGGGAAGGAATGGCAAGTGACGGATTCCTACATGCTTTCCGGTCCGGACGGCTGGGACGAAGACATCTACGGCAAATAAACCATGAATACCGAAATTGTTGCACAAATTATTGCGGAGGCGCTTCAGGAACGCCCGGAATTCGCCGGCGTGCCTGTCTGGGAACCAACGGACGGCGAGAAGGAAGGGGACAAGGCCCTTCTGGTGAATGTAACTGGCGCGGATGAAATCATTTCCGGAAATTTCACCTACCAAATTTCCGGTGAAATCATGTACCGGCAACGGTACGCGGAAGCGGAGCCCGCCGCCCTGGCGCTGGACGTAACTGCCTTTTCCCGCGCCTGCGCGGAAGTCATGGCCGCGCTTGCCGGACGCCGGAACGGCCAGGACGCGCCCGCCGCCTGGGCAGTCCTGGGGGCGTCATCATCCCCCGCGCTTGCCGGCACATCGGAAACGTTCATGGTTTATAAGTGCAGTTACGAATTATTCATTCAATTTTAACAAATTATCAATATTATGCCGGATAAAAAAAACGAAGACGGCGGCGCCATCCTGACGCCGGAAGATTTTGACAGCACGCGCAACACGGAACTTGCCGCGTGCCTGATCACATTGGGGTTCCCCCTCCTGAACAACACGCCGGGCTTTTCCCGCGTGATTGGCGAAGGGATCGCCGGGCCCGGCGGGGCTGTCACCTGGTGGTTTGGGAAACGCAGCCGGGATGGGAAATACACCATGGGAGAAGTGCTTTCGCGCTGGGAAGATTGGAACTGGCTGAACGATCCGAACAACCTTGATCCTCTGGCCTATATCATCACGGGCTTTCATAACAAGCGGAGGCTGGTGGATGAAGTGAAAAAGCGGGAAGTCATGGTGCTTGTGCAATCCGGCGCCCGCCATGCCCTGTTTTCCAAAAACTGTTCCCGTTCCACCCTGGACCGGGTAGAGCGATTCATGGGATTTTAACCGTTTGAAGCAATGTCTGACGTAACTGTGACGCTGGGAGCGGATGCCGCTGAATTCAAGCAGGCATTGACGGAAATTCAGAAATCCGTGGATTCCCTGGTGAATTCCACCACGGCTAAAACAGCGCAGCTTGGCCTTGCGTTTTCCGGCGTGAAAGACATGGTTTCCACGGCCTTTGCCGCTATTGACGGAGCTGTTCAAAAGGCTTTTGATTTTGTCGCGCCGTCTGCGGCCATCCAACGCGTGGAACGGGAATTGACGGGCCTGACGGGAAGCGCGGATGAAGCAAAGCGCATCCTTGAAACCATCAACGAATGGGCCCTGACCTCCCAATATACCCCCACGGAAATGTTCAAAAACGCCGCCCAGTTAATCCGCGGCGGCATTTCCGAAAGTTTCGCGCCTGATCTGGTCCGTCAACTTGCCACGATCGCCCAGGGGGACCAAAGCAAAATGAATGCCCTGGTGGCCGCCATGGTCAAGGGTTCCGGGGGGCTGAAAGGTTTTAATTCTGAAATCATGGAGGCATTCAACGCCGCCCAGGTGGATCTGATGGGAGCCATGGAAAAAACGTCCGGCCTGTCCGGCTATGCCCTTCAGGAGAAACTGAAAGCCGGGATTGGATTTGACGACGTGGCCGCCGCCATCCGGGAACTTGCCAAGGAAGACGGCCCCCTGAAAGACGCGGAAAAGGAAGTGGGGGAAAGCTGGGAAGGGTTGCTGAAACGGGCGGAAAACGCCTGGGGCAACCTGCAGGAAAATTTTGGAGCCGGCTTGCTGGGGCCGTTAAGCGCCCTTTTGGAGCAAGTGGACGCCCGGCTGGCGGAATGGGGGGATGGCGCCGCGGAATGGGGGCAAAAAGCGGGGGATCTCCTGTTCCGGGCCGCTGATGCCGCCATGGCGTTAGGCGAGGCGGTAGGGCCCGCCCTGGCCCTCATTGCGGACAATGCGGATCATGTCTCTACAGCTGTTCTTGGGATTGGAGCGGCGTTTCTCACGTCCCGGTCTCAAATGGTGGCCGCCATGGCGCAGACAAAGGGCAGCCTGACGTCCATGTCCTCCTGGGTATTGCTCGCCAAAGGCAGCTGGGCGGGATTGTGGAATGCCATCCGGACGGGCGCCGCCACGGCGGCGGGCGTGGTCCGCGCCGCAGCGGCGGGAATCGCGGCATCTGTCCGCGCTGCCATGGTCGCCATCAAGGGCGCCATTATTTCAACGGGGGTAGGTTTGGCCGTGGTGGCGATTGGTGAAGGGATCTCTTACATTTACCGGCAGCTTTCCGGAGCGCCGGCAGCCCCAGCCGGCGGGGAGCATGACCAGGAAGCCCGCACCCGTGCGGGCGATCGCGTGAGAAAAGGACAATTTCTTGATAATGAATGGAGAGCGTATGAAGAAGGCATGAAAAATGCCAACACGGAAACGGATGTGGACGCCGTGGGGAACAGGATCTTGAACAATTTGCGCCGTGCGGAAGAAGAACTGGAATATGTCGCCAAGACCGCCGGCGAAGAATCGGAGGAATGGAAGGATCAGGCCGCCGTGGTGGGGAGCCTGACGGATCTTTACACCCTTTATCAATCGTCCCGTGAAGAAGCCCTGGCCCGGATCCGGGAACAGGCCGCCGCGGAAAAACGCCTGGCAGAACTTGCCAAGGAACGGGAAAAGGCGGAAAGGGAAGCGGAGCAGAACCGGAAGAAACTCCGGGAACTGGAAGCCTCCTGGCTGAAAAGCGAATCTGACCGTACCTATAAGAAAAAGAGCCTCCGGGAACGCGGGGAATGGCTGGACCGGGAAGCCCGCGGCATGGGTTCCGAGCCCGGCATGGCCGGCATCACGTCCCGCATTGCCGAATTGTCCCGGCAGGAACCTACGGATGCCGTGATGAATCAAATTAAGGCCCTGGACGATTTGAGGAAAAAATATGCAGAACTGTCTGACGCCAGAAAAGATTATGAAAAAATGGAATCCGGGGCGCGCCGGAATCAGGAGTTAATGGCCGCGGAAATAGCTGGGCTTGATCAACGGGCGCAAAAGATCCGGGATGAAATAGCCCTGCGGGAAAAAACGAAAAGCTACCAGGACGCCGGCATGGATGAAAAGGACGCCGCTGAAATGGCCCGGCGCGACGTAGCGCTTGAACGGATCCAGACCAGGCAGAAATCCCTGGGAGACGGCCCCGGCCTGAATGACATTATCAAACAAAGCGGCGTTGAGGTAGGCAACGGCGGAAAGAGCCTGGGCCTGTCATCCTCGCTCCTGTCGGCAACGGAAAAGCAAACATTTACGTTGAAGGAAATACAAAGGATTCTTGAAACCTGGAAGCCCGGCCAGATCGTCCTGGCCGAATAAGGGCAAAAGAGACGGAGGGGATATAGTTATATGCAAGAACCCGCTACATTCAATTTTTCCGCCACGGCACATGTTCCGGGGGAGCTGGTTTTGACGCTTGATCCGCCGGAGGAAGTGGATCTGGCCGGCTGCACGGTCCGCGCCGCCGTTGCTATGTCCGGCGGCTGTGTCCGGCTGCTGGATTGCAGCGCCGTCAATCCCGAAAATATTGTTGCCATCAATTTTCCCGGACTTTCCGCCGGATGGGCTTTTTATGACGTGTTCCTGACCTTCCCAGGAGGTGCGGAAATGCCGCTCCTGAAGGGGGAAATAGATATTGCCCAACGTGTCACGCCGGCGGATCCGCAACAGCGTGCAGAATGGTACGTAACGGCCACCCTGCCCGGCGCGGAAACAGGCCGGGTGGAAATTATTTTGGGACAAGGCCCCCGTGGCCCCCAAGGGCGGCCAGGGGACAAAGGAGAACCGGGAACCCTGGAATCCAACGTTGGCGATGTGGACATTGGAGGGGCCCTGACCGCTGAATCGGCTGCCATCAACGGGCCATTGATCGCTGGGATACCGGATGGCACCGTTAGCGCGGGGACTTGTAATCAGATTTACGGCATCACGAGATTTTGGCAGTCCCTTGATGTTCGGGACGGGGGATGGTGGCGCGGAACAATAATGTACGAATCGGGCATGCTTAACATTGCACAAGGGGCAAGCCTGAACTGTATTGGCCCCGCAACTGTTGCAAGCACACTTAACGCCAACGGCGGCATCAATATTCCGCTTGCCGTGGGAGCGCCAACAGCCACGGGGGGAGTTAATCGCCTGTACGCCGCTGGACTGGCCGGCGTGACGGGCCTCTTTACCCTGCCGGCTTATCTGGACACGGGCGCGGTGACGGCGACGGGGACGGCGGCAACTACCGTTCTCATCCCCGGACAGTATGCACAGACGAACGTGCGTGCCGGGACGCACAGCACGATTGTGCATTATTTTGCAGGGCCCAAGGGACAATGGAATTATTCCAGTTTTGCGGGTTTTGCCGTCCCATGGCAAATAACGAATGCAGGGAAATTGACCGTGAGCATTGGGCGGGGGACAAAGCTGGTGCGGAAAGATTTAACGCTGGATTCTTACAGCATCATCCCCGGAAATGATCTGGCCTATAATACCGGCGAAATTCTGGATATTACGTTTGACAATGCGCGCGATACGGCGCGCGGCGGGTATGTCGTCCGCGTTCGGGAAATCTACGCAGCCGAGACCGCGCGGATCTGGAAGGTAAAGACTACAACCAGCTTTATTCCCTCAACCAATAACGAACCTATCCCTTATATTGTCAACAAGGTTATTTATCAGCAATATGCCCCCCGATCGTACAATGCCGTGGATTATGGGGACGCCTATGGCTCATTGTATTTGCTGACAGGCGGGGGAAGCAGTCAGCAACTTTGGAAGATTGCCGCGGTGCGCGGCGTGACCACCTTTGAAACGGGCACGGGGTTTTCCTCCATTGTGACAGATATACCGGGAATTTCCGGTGGATCTGTCAACGTGTTTGTTGGGGCGGCGGAGCGCACCAACTACCAGCCGGGGAATGAGAACCCGGTTTATTACGCTCTGGAAGCTCTGGCTGTCAATGCCATTGAATCCGAAGAAACGGCTGATTTTGAAGATATTAACATTCCGATAGAATGAATAACGCAGAAATACAGATTCAGTTCCCCAAGCCGGGCAACTGGCAGGAATTCATCTTGACGCCCATTTACCATGCCGCGGGCGGTTATAGACCTCCGGCCCGCTATACAGCGGACGAGATACCCGCGGAACAGGCCCCGGCAATGCAGGCCGTCGTTGCCGCTCTGGTGGGCATGGGTGAGGACTGGCAGGCGGTGCAGGTGTGGGCCAGACTGACGAAATTTTACGCTCCGGAAATGGAGAATCCCATGAGGGAGGGGGAAGCGGTGGAACTGACTGTTGAGGCCGTCAATGCCCAGGGAGGGCGCAGAATGTTCACGTCCCGTGACTATCCCGAATTTACGACTGCTTCACCCGCCGCTGTGGAGTTTTTCAAGTTTTTCACTACTAATCAATAACAACATAATCATATGACTACTAATAATCAATGCAATCATGCCGAGGCTATCGCCAAGGATTTTTATAGGGTAGTTTCCGAGGATAACGGCAGCGGCTGGAAGTCCTGGGAAGATTTAACCGATTCACAGCGGGAAGCGTTTGTGCGATTGGCGCAGCAAGCCCTGCCCATTATCGGCAGGCACGCACTTTGTGATGTCCGGGACTACCTGGGCAAGGCATCTGGCACGTCCACTTGGTGGAAAAAGGTTCTGCTGGGCTTGGCCTACGCCGCTGTTGGTGCTCTTGGTTTTTCCCTGTTCCAGGGCTGCGGTCATTCCGTTGACGTAACGCCAGAAAAGACGGTGGTCTGTAAGGGCAGCTCCTGTCTGGTGCTCGAACCGGGGCATATCTCCTACAGTCAGGCCCAGCCGGAAACGGACGTTCCGCCCGTCGTTCAATCCCTGAAAAAGTGAAGCCATGACCGGATCTGTTGTCAACGCGGGCCTGCTGGGGGCTAATGCCCTGTCCGTGATTGCGTCCGTCACGTCAGGCAACCCGTTTTTGGAGTACATTCAAAACGGGGCGAGCGTGGCCGCGGTCATGGGAATTTTTCTGTGGCGGGAAATGAAACGGGCGGAACGTTATGAGCGGCTTTATGACGAAGAACGCAAAAAACGCATTGATGCGGAAAATAAATGTTCCGGCTGTGAGTTCGTCCGCAAGGCGCATGAAGAATTCCTGGACAACAGGGACTAGTTTCAACTGTAAAGTTTTTCTTACAAGTTCCAACCTTTTAACAATTAAATAATTATATGATTATCAAAGAATATCAGGAATTCAAACCCGTTCAGCGCGCCCTGGGGCTGAAGGCGGATGGGATGCCGGGGCCTAAAACGCTGGCCGCTGTAGCTCTGAAATTGCGCTGTCATGAAATATGGTCCGCGGTCCAGGCCGCCGTGAACGTGACGCCTGACGGCATCCCCGGCCCTGCCACGGCCCGCGGCATTGCCGCCGCCCTGGATATTGCCCTGCCCCGGTCCTGGCCTGACCAGGCAACCGTCCGTGCCGGGCTTTCCATTTTTGGCCGTGCAGGAGATGAAAGCAACCTTGTTTCCCTTGTCCCCCCTTATCCTTTATATTATGAGGGAAGGCCCGTGAAAACGATCCGCGTGCATCAGGCGATTGCCCAGGACGTTCAGGCGGCCCTGGCGGAAGTCCTGGCCGCATATGGCCTGGACCGGATCCGCGCGCTCCGCCTGGACCAGTATGGCGGATCCTACAATGACCGCAGCACGGCGGGCGGCAAAAGCAAGAGCATGCACGCCTGGGGGATTGCCCTGGACTTTGACCCGGAACGGAACAGTTATTCCTGCAAAGCCCCCCATGCCGGGCTTTCCCGTCCGGAGTGTGAAGAGTGGTGGCAGATTTGGGAAGCCCATGGAGCCGTTTCCCTGGGCCGCGAACGGGATTATGACTGGATGCACCTTCAGTTTGCCCGGCTGTGAAATAATAATCTTTTGAGCGTCAAAAAATTATATATAAAAACATCTTGCGGAAAGTTCCGTTTTTCTGTATATTGGCCTCGCCGGTTGATCCGGAGCGGCAGGGAATGAACCCCGCCGTTAATAGAAAGGATTAAATCATGACTTGATCAAATACAGCGACCTAATACAACGGCTGATTGAGCTTCTTATAGTTCTGTTCAGCTGACAAAAAGGCCCCGGCTGCTGGAACAGCCGGGGCCGATGTTTTAGAAAGGAATCAATGATTGACTACATTGACCTAATACGCCTTTACTATGCCCTTTCCTGCGGATTTGTCAAGCAAGCGTTTGTCATGCGTGATCAGCGGCGTTATCTGGTTAAGACGGCTTCCGGATTCCGTTCCAGAATCTCCAGAAGTTTAGCAGCCGCTCCTGATGGGGTACGTTCCCCGCTTTCCCATTTTTTCAGGGTGGATATGGAGGTTCCCAGGAGTGCGGCAAATTCTTTCTGGCCCATGTCCAGGGATTGCCGCAGTTTGGCAACCTTGTTTTTTGCAATCCAATTCCGCCGGGATCCCGGAACAACCACCCGGATCCCCCTGGCGGGAAGATCATCCCCCAGAGCGTCCAGTAAAGCTTCTTCCGCCTGATCCAGTTCGGCATTGACTTCTTCCACGGTTTGACCGCTTACGCAGGGATAAGGGGTAAGCTCCGGGAGTTTCCCCAGATATTTCCCGTCCTCGTCGGACCAGTAAATGATTCTCGTGTAGTGTGCTTTTGTTTTCATCATATATCTTACTAATTTTTTGTCAGGGATGAGAGTGGAGGAAGGGTTATTCACCCTTCCTTTGTTTTTTGGCTTGCTCTGTCATGCGTTTCACGGCTTTTTCCTGGTAGTGGTCGGCATCGTCCCCCAGTTGTCCGCTAAGGACCCATGACAGGGAACCCAGCTTGAACACCCGGTGGGAGCCTTTACCGGGGAATTCTTTGAAACCCGCTTTCAGAAGGTCTTGCCTTAACTCTCTTCTCTTACGTGGCATGCGCGGATATTACCACATTGTGTTCTTTTTAGCAAGCAAAAAGTGTACTTTGTGAACATTTTTTATATTCATCGTAAAAAAACCCCGGCTGTTCCAGCAGCCGGGGCCGATTGTTTAGAAGGTGAACATGTGATGTTCGGCAATCAATACGCTTTTACTGTGCCCTTTCTTCCGGATTTGTCAAGCTGATTGCGTTCCAGCACTTCCGGGAGTTTGCCCGGTACTCTTACAAGGTACTTCATATGATCTATAAAAGAATCTCCACATTCCAATGTGTCTTGGAAAATTAGAATATTTTTCTCATTCGCAAAAATATCATTTAATTTTTTTTCAAAAAAATCTTCATCATCAAGTTGCCTTTCCAACACGCGATATTCTTCCTTAAAAGAGACACATCCCATTACTTGGAGCACGTATTTTTGAGTATCAAGAAGATTTTCAAAAATCATTTCAATGTAAAATTTCTTATTTTCGTCATTAAGCATATCCGTATTCCGAATACGCCTTATAAAAGAATAAAATTTATGCACCCAAGGAAGAAGATCATTATATATTTTTTCAAACATTTTCCAGTTGGCATCATACTCAGATTGTTGTTCTTCATTCAAAGAGTATAAGCTATCTGCAATGTTATCACATCTTACTATTTTCGCACAAGAATAAATACAATCGGCTATTTTTGATATAGCCTCCAATCCATTTTTATTTTCAAAATGTATGCTATCACTTAAATAATTCAGATATTCCAGCTGTTTGAAAAAGAAACTATCAAACTGCTGAATTTTCATTAATCTGTTTTGGGCTTCAAATTCATCCGCCTGCCTTTTTTGCTCAGCGCGTTGCCTCTGCATTTCCTCCCTCTGCAATCTCAGTTCTTCACGTTGCAGAGCCAAATCCTTTCTTTGTAAGAGAATCGTGACAATAAGACCTATGAACGCAAGAGCAGTAAAAAAAGTATTGAGAATGTTGAATGCATCTCCAACTTCATCAAGATTTTCTGATAAAAAATCTGCCCATATATAAAAGATGACAAACAGCAATAAAATGATGATGAAGATATAACGTAGAGTTTTATTCCTCTTGCATGTGCGGATGAATCGCAGCCATACCGCTTGTTCGTCCCTGGATGCCGCTCTTGCCCGCTTAAAAGAATGTAAGTCCGTGCGCATATTGCTTGCGTGATAGCATGCTTTTTCTGTTTTTAATTTCTTGAAACGAACCATGCTATTTATTTTCAATAAATTATTTTTACATAACGCCATGTGACCACATCTTCCAACTTCTCAACTTTTTCAGTTCTGCATACGCATTGCCATCAGTCAATCTTCTATATTGTTTTAAATATTTTTCTAAACCAATAGCATATTCTTTTTGGATATACGGCATTACATTGCTTTTATCAAATTTTTCTCTGATATTAGAAAATTCCTGATCCATTTTTTCTGGAGAAATATTTAAAATATCACCATATACTGTATTATAATAAAACAAAACTTTACTATCAGTAGCCTGTCGTATTCTTTGTTTTATATAAATCTGCTGTTCTCGAACACGTTGCGCGACTTTAAAGAAATCATCAATTCTTTCAAAATCCTCTGATGAAAGAAGACCAGCCATTAGGTAAGAATATTTATCCCATTGATTCTCATCATATATTAAATCAGAATAATGAAATTCTTTCTCTTGAATAACTCTATTTATTAAACATTCTGAAGACAGATACTCAATATTTTTTTCTATATTTTTTATTTGAAGGGTGAGAATAGTTGCTGCTTTAGACATATTTTTTATTTTACTGTCATTATATGTCCACCACGTAATAAAAGCGGCAAAAAGTAAGATAAAATTCTGAACAAAATCGGACTTAAAAATAACCGACAAAATCAGGAAGGTAAAGGAACCCAAAATTATAAATAATAATTTCATGACGAATTTTTAATACATTTTCTCTCTTATTATATACACAAACAAAAGATATAATTATATAAAATCATGATTAAAATATAACAATTAATTCATTTTCAACATTTGTTGACTAGCTTTCCGGAAGGCCTTTTCCTCATTCTCATAAAGAAGGAATTTGAGGGCAGGTATTCTTTCTCCATCCATTTCAACATGTCCGTTTGGAATCGCTTTTATTTTTAACAACGTGTCTTTTGTGATGCCCTTTTTCGGAATTCCTAAAACAATATATTTGACGCTTGTATGTTCATAGACACAATTCCCATCATAATAAGAATAAGGATGTACCAGGATTCCATTCTTATAAGTTCCATATACGGCCAGCTGATAGTATTCGGAACGGTTTAATTCATTCAAGAAGCCACGCAATTTTTCCTTTGTCTGTTCTTTTTCCTCAGCCTGTTTTTTCTTTTTTTCCAATGCTTTCTCTTTCAGGGCTTCCATCTTAGCCGTTTCCCTGGAAATGATATCCGGGGTGATGCCGAGCGCTGTTTGATGTTCCGGAGCCAGTTTTGATACAGGAATGCTTTTCGTCCCTTCGTCATGACTGATTTTTGCCGTCAGGCCGCCTTTATAAGAAATGGTAGCGTTCTTGTAAGTGTCATTACCGATCGTCAATGTTGGAATAGTCACATTTCCTGCAACGGCGGGAAGAACCAGACAGGACGCTATCAGTATAGAAAACAGATCTTTTGTCATGCGTTCGTGATAGCATAATATGCCGTTTTCTGTCCAGAAATAACATTTTTCTGCGGTTTTTGGTTGACAACAGGAAAGAAGACCGTTAATGAAAAATAGTTATGATTACGGTGACTTTGCCATTTGATGAAAATGATCCCATGTTTGCGCGGAATTGCGGGAGCCGGAAAACGGATGTCTATTTATTTGAGATCGCCGGGTATGCGCTAGCCTGTGACATGGGCGGCATTACTCCTGATGCGGAACATATTCCTGATACCATGAAGGGATTGACGCGCGTCAGAAAAGAAGAAGGAGCATCAAACGTCTTATTTGCCCTGAAGGAAGGAAAAACCGCACGGGAAATTGGGGAGCTTGCTCTTGACATGATCAAGAAGCGGAATGTCATTGAGACGGAAACGGAATATTTATTCTATTATAACCATTTATGGGTCAACATGCTTCGGAATTTCTTCGTTTTCGCCGGTGAAGAAAGCGCGACACGGGAAAACATGTCTTATTTGGCTCAATTCTTACCGGACGAAAAATTTGCATGGCATCCTTTCAACGCAATGCGGCGCATGTTCACCGCGTATTTTGAGAATGAAGAGAACCGTTTGCGGCTTCTGCTTTTTCTTAGATCCCTGTGCCGCGGGGCTGTGCTTGCACTTTCTTCTTACCATGTGGAAAAACAGCTTCAGGGGAACTATGAAGAAGAAAATTTCCCGGCGTTCAAGCGTACATGGTGCCAATTTACGGGCAAGTCATCAACAGGACCGCGAAAGAACCTTGAAAAGATTGTGGAGATGTTGGGCGGCGGGGTTGTCGGGAAAGGTGCCCGTCCTGATTTGCTGATCTGGTGTGAAGAAGGGTCTCCCGCTTACAAATATGATAAGATTGGCGGGAAGCTTGCTCATGCCTTTGAACCCGATTCAGGTACGCTTGTCATTCCAGAAGAAGTTTTCTGGAAGGAAGTAGAAAAGGAAACAGGAAAGACTAAGGATCGGATTCTGGAAGAGGTTAAGGGATAACTAAAAAATTTGAAAAGGCCGGCTCCTTCCCTGGGTGCCGGCCTTTTTATTCAAACCAGAAGGTTTTTAACGACGTCTACAAGGGATAGATGCATGAGCATCTAACACGGAAACAGTCCATTCATTGACTGTAAGACCGTGAAGTTCTGCTTCCGATTTGAATTTTTCCCACTGTGAGGGATGAATGCGCACTCTAATTTCAGCGGGTGCCTCTGGAGCGGTATATCCGCAATCTTTCATAATTAGTTCAAAAAATTTAACCCTAGACGCAGGAATGGGGACTTTAGAAAGCCATTTGTCAATCTGGCTTTTTTTGACTCCGCTCCGTCTGGCTAGCTCTTCCCTGGTCATTCTGGTTGCCTTCAAGAAGTCCTTGAGCCTAGTCTTGATGTCATCCATGCGCGCATTTTTCCTAATAGGGTAAAACTGACAAGCTTTTTCTGGATATTTTACCCTTTAGGGAAAATATTATTGCGAACCATTACCTTGTGGGGTAATTTCCGATTTGTTAGAAGAAATTACCAAGTTATGGACGACATAAACCAAACCAACAATATTTATTCATCATCTTTAGGTCGCGGCATAGGTGGCGTAGAATCAACTACTGATTGCAGCAAATCCCTAACGTATTTTTCTGCTGCAACATGGTCTTTTGGATCTATATCCGGTGGTAAAAGCATTTCCCATTCTTCCGGAGTAAGCCGCACAGGAAAAGTTATCACAGCATCATAATTGATAGGAGAAGAAGATCCGACAGACCAAGATTCTTCCATAAGCTTTTTTATATATGCCACTTTTGCTGGTGGTATATCACGAGTAGGAGCCAGCCAGCAATCTACCGTACTCTTTGCAACGAAGCATTTTTCAGCAAGCCATTTTCTGTTTTTTCCAATGCGCTTCAGCCAATCCTTTATTTCCTGAACCGAATAATCCATGCAGTCTTATTAGCAAAATGCTAATGAAACCGCAAGCACAAAAATATTTTTTATCATACGCGATAATTTTTTGTTGACGGTTTACTGCGGTAACGATAAATATCTATTCATCATGAGCACAGAATATTATACAAATGATAAATTAGAACTCCAAATTCCAGTTCTTCAGTATGGCAAACTTGCTATACAGGCGGCACAACAAGGGGTGGATATTTCAAAACTAATCATCCGTAAAGCGGCAGACCGCCGGAAGGGAGAAAATTATCACTCCACGGCAGCATTGCCCCCTGTCCCGGCCCCTGAGCCCGTAACATGCCCGGCGCCGGCAATGTTCCCCACTCCCGCCCCCGTAGTGGTCAACGGCGCGGATCCTGACCTGAATTTGAGGTAATAAAGAGATGAATCACTCTTCCGTCAGCAAACGGGCAACCGCCGCCGTCAATCCTTCCGGGGTAAGCTTTTTAAGTGCTGCAAGCCCGGCGGAACAAGATAAGCGGACGATTTCCGCTTTACTCATACCGAATTCTTTCGCAACAGATTCTATTTCTTCAATCTGGGAAGATGTAAAACGAATTTGTACGGGAGTCGTAAAAGGGTTGTATTTGTCAATCGGACGCATAAAAAAAACATACTTTGTAATGTGCCGCAATACAAGATTTTACAACAACGTAATGCGCAACACTACAAAACAAGCTTGACGTTGTAATATTAAACACTACAATGAAAAGCATGAGCAAGCTATCACAACCGCTTCAGATCCGCCTGAGAGAAACAGACAATGAGGAACTGCGTTTCCTGTCCGCGGAAACGTCAGTACCCTTTGCCGTTTTGGTCCGTCTGGCCGTCCAGCATGGACTGCCGCCGTTGAAACAATCCTTGCGGATATCCGCAGAGGCGACAGCCGGCCCCATGCCGGCTACTCCCTCTGTTTCCCCTGCCCCGGCGGCTTCCTCGATGCCGTCAGCCCCTTGCCCGGTGATTGTTGCCGGGGAAGATCCTGACCTGAATTTGAGATAAACAACCGATTAGAATCATGAAAATAAATACAGCATTCAATCCGGCCCCCATGGGAGACCGGCGGAATATCAATATCATCCATGAAAGGCTCTCTAACATTCCCCCGGACGACATCATCAAAAACGTTATCAACAATGCGCGGGAACTGGTGGAAGGTCTGCCACGTGTGCAACTGGAAGCGTTGGCCGGTTCGCTGGTTACGGAAATTCTTCTGGCCCAGGGCCTGGGATGCTCTGAAATCCCCCTGAAGAATCTGGAACAAATGATGGGGATGGCCGGAGTTTATGCGAAATGTGAATTCAAGCCCAGCAACGAAAATGGAACAAGTGAATCCTGAAAGCGTGGTGGCCGTGGGGAACGTGCAAACGGCAGGGGATCAGATCAAATATCTGCCCCGCTTTTGCCGCCTGTACGATCTGCCCAAAACGCCGGGCCTGTTCCTGCCGGACAGCGCCCCCAGCAAAGAAACGCTGCGGACCTGGCGCAACAACGGAACGCTGGTCATGGTGAAAATAGGGGCGTCCCTGTTTGTGGATCTCCACATGACCTTGAAAAAGAATAAAATAAAACTCGGAGTGCTTAACAATTAGCGTTTTTATGAGCAACAAATATGCCGCATGGTATTTGCGTGTGCAAGTGAAGGATCTGGAACAGCTTCCCTTTCATCCGTCGGCGGAAAATGAGGCGGGGGAAGGATTGCCCGCTGATTTTCCGCGTGAGGAATTCACGGAGGATCAGCTTGTGCTGCTGGATGAATACTACCACGCCAAGCGGGAAAACGTGGTGAAACAGTTTTTCCGGCTGCTGCGCGTCCATCCCGGCAGCATGGATTTGACCCTGTGGCATCTGGCGCTTAATGCCGGCATCCTGGTAAAACTGCTTGGGATAGGGGATCCCCGCTCCTTTACCTGGCGGGAACTATGTGGCCGTTTGGGCGTGGGGGAAGATGTGCTTTACCGGCATAAAAAAGAAATTCTGCGCCTGATTGATGAAATAAAAAAATAACCTTCAATATTTTATGAAAACAATCAATTACAAATTCATTTTTTCAAAAACATACGACAGCCTGAAAGCGGAAGGGACAAATATTTATGTCAAACAAGAGGGTCCGGGCAAATGGGGCGCCATCCGGGGGCCGTGGAATTGGACGGGGAGAAAACACTACAGTTCTACGCCGTCAGGAGCCGTAAACAAACTGTTGAAACGAGAAGAAAAAGAAGGATGGAAATAACCTTCAATATCTTATGAAAACACATATCAAAGAACGTCCCATCCCCTTTTCCGCGGATATGGTGCGGGCGCTGCTGCAAGGCTGGAAAACACAGACCAGCCGCACGCGCGGACTTGAACGGTTCAATGGGTGGCCGGACAGGAAAATCCCCCTGGGGGAAGATGCCTGGGAACTATGTCATTTTATAAAAGAAGAGCCGGGCATCTGGCGCGCCATTTTCCAGGATCCGCGCGGGGAATGCCCGCCTGGACTGGATCCTGTGGTGAAATGCCCCTATGGCAAACCAGGAGAACGGTTATGTGTGCGAGATCCTTTTTTCAATGTGTATGATGATTGGTTCCGGCTCCTGCTGGAAATAACTGATATTGAGGTCAGGAAACTACAATCCATTACTGAAGAAGAAGCCATGGCGGAAGGAATTGAAACCATTTTTTACGATGAAGAAACGTCCTCCACCGGCTGGAAAAACTATCTGGACCCGGAAAGCATGTGCATCCGCGCCAGAGATTCCTTTTTCACGCTGTGGGATCGTCTGCACGGCGCCGGGGAAGCGGAAACGGATCCCTGGGTATGGATGATCAAATTCAAGGTATTGAAAGTTAAAGGGACAATAAAATGAAAAAACGATATACGCTTATTGGAGTAATTCATGATCCGGGGGATGAAGATTATTGCCTGCGGCTCAATGAAAACGGATACGTGCTCAATATCCTGATCACAGACCGGGAATATATCATCCCGCTAAACATCAATTTGAAAACGCATGATATTCGTACCGCCCGGAAGAAAAGGAACAATATATATAAATCGTTGTACGGGAAAGAATTTACCCTGTAAAAAGCATAAAAGCCGTACTGCGATATTTAGGAGGGAAAAACCGATACGCGCATGAAATCACACAAGGAACTTGCCGAGGAAATTTTAGGCTATCCAATCGGGGAAGACGGGTGCGCCCCCTGCCCCGGCGCCGCGCTGCATACCACGCAAAGCGGGCCGCGGGATTGGCGGATCTGGTTTGACGGCGAAGGAAAGCCGCATGAATATTGCTTCCATCAATCCTGCCAGAGCGCCCGCGACGACTTCATGAGGGTGCTTTACCGGGCTATCAGCGCGGAGGAACGCGGGGCCCGCAGCACCCGCAAGGCAACCCCCAAATACCAGCGTCCCCTGCCCCCGGCGCCCAAGGCGCGGAAGGTAAAAGCGGAAGAATTGAATGAAGATCTGGCCCTTGCGCTGGCGGGCCGGGTGGAGGAAGAAATCACGTTTGACTGGCTGAGGGATCATAGCCCGGTGGAAATCCCCGGCAATCCCCACGCCTGGGGGGAACTGCTGCTGAATGAACTATATCCCGCCGGCGCGCGGATCCTGGTATTCACGGCCTTTGCCTCCCAGGGGCAATATATGTATATCGTGAAGGATGGCGTTTACAAGCTGGGGCGGAAACCCGGCGTGGAGCCCGTGAAAGCCCCGCGCCTGCCTGCCGGCGGGGATGCCGGCGTCTGGTACTTAACGGCGCCCGTGACGGGCAAATGGGAACCCAACCCCGGCAAGCGGGATGCCATGGGAAATTTGATGCCGGGGCGGCGGCATGCGGCATGCTGCACGTCCTTTCCCTTCCTGGTCCTGGAAAGCGACGTACTGACCGCGGACGTATGGCTGAAAATTCTGGTGCAGCTTGCGGATCCGGTTGTGGCCGTTTACACCAGCGGCGGGAAATCCGTCCATGCCCTGGTGAAAATTTCCGCCGCCACGCCGGAGGAATTCAACGCCATTAAGTCAGAATACGTCTTGCGGCTGTCCGCCGTGGGAGCGGACACCGCGGCCATGACGCCTGTACGGCTGTCCCGCCTGCCCGGCTGCATGAGGCACGGAGCCACCGGGGAAAACGGGACCTATTTCAAATACGACCAACCGCGCCTGCAGGAATTGCTTTACCTGAACCCCGGCGCGGTCCACGGCGTTCCCATCCTGACCATGCCCGCGCGGCAACCAAGAAAGGCAGCAAGATCATGAGTGATTTGACCACCGCGCAAATATTAGGCGCGGCGCCCGTCATGGTGGACGGACGCCCCAATATCCGCACCAACCAGCAAGTGAGCCTGATCGCCCAGGCGGTAGCGGACAACCTGCCAAGCGGCGCCCTATACCGGTATCATGACGAGTATGTGACCATCAGCACCATCAAGAGCACCAACCAGGACGGGGAAACGACGACGGAACTTGAAAAAAGGCCCATGGATCCACGGCGTTTCACAACGTGGATCGAACAATACATGACCTTTTCCGCCAGTGCGGAAGATCCGGTGGAAAGCATGGGGAAAAATATGGCGGAATTGATTCTGGCGAGTGATTATCTGCGGGCCGCCGTGCCGGAAATTGCGGAAATCATGCCCGTGCGTCTGCCCGCCTGGGGCGTAGGGCCCAAGGGAGAACGCTTCCTGCGGATCCTGCCCGCCGGCTATGATCCGGCCACGCGCATTTACAGCGCGGAAACCGTGGCATGGGACGCCAACAAGGTTTGGCCGGTGGACGCTGTTCTCCGGGCGATGAACAGAGCCCTGGCGTCCTTCCCATGGGCGGAAAAATCCGCCGGGCCTATCACGCATATCCGTTCCGCATCCTGCTTCATGGCGTATATGCTGGGGCAGTTCTGCCGCCACCTGATCGGGCGACAACCCATGATTCTTATTATAGGCAACCAGCCGGGGACGGGTAAAACGCTGCTTGCCAAATTTGCGCTAGGGCCCATTTATGGAGTGCCGAACGCCACGCCGTTTCCCAAGGATGACGCCGCCCTGCAAAAGCTGTTGTTTACCAAGCTTATTTCCGGGGCGCCGTATGTCCTCATTGATGACCTGATCAATTTAAGCAGTACGACTTTGAACCAGTATGCCACCAGCGAGGCCATTTCTGATCGCGTCCTGGGAGGCAATAAGGAGTTTTGCGGGGTCAACCGCATGCAGATTGTCAGCACGGGGAACAATTTGACGGTAACGCCGGACATTGAGCGACGCAGCCTGATTATTGACCTGTTTGACGTGTGCAAGTCCGTCGAAAAAAACATTGCCAATCCATTAACGGAAAAAGTATTCAGCCGCCCGCAATGGCGCCGGGAAATGCTCATGGCCTTGTGGTCCCTGGTCTGGCATTGGAATGAACAGGGCTGTCCGTCCGTGTGTTCCGCGTCCGCCATGCCGTCCTTTGAAGGATTTTCGGAGGTAGTGGGATCCATCGTCATGACGGCGGGCTTTATCTCCCCCTTTACCAAACGCCCGGCCACCACGGACGGCGGGGACGTCCGGGGGAATGCCCTGGAACGGCTGCTGGTGGCCCTTGCGGACAAGATACAGCCGGAAACGCCGGAAGCGCCCCATACGCAGCTGACGCACCTGTACACGGTGGAAGCTGTGATGGGCGTGGCCGGGGATCTGGGGCTGGTGGACATTATTTGCAGCGGCAAAAACCAGAATCAGAGCATGGGGCATCAACTGCGGAAGCTCAAGGGGCGGCAATTTGTGGACAGTTCCGGGCGCGTCTTTACCTTTGGCCGCCGGGAAGACGCCGTGTCTTCACAATATAATGTAGTCATTCTTTCCGAACCGCGCATGTAAGACGGCTCTTCAAGGGAGATCCCCCTTCCGGGATCTCCCTTTTTTGTCCCGTCAAGCCGTGTGGCCGGCTGTTTCGCCGCCGGTGGCCAGATATTCCGGCGTCAGGGACCAGTAACGCGCGGCAGAATCTTTGGTCAGTCCGCGCATATTCAGGTAACGGGTTTTCAACAAGTCGGTTCCGACATGGCCCATATCATGGCTTAACTGGTTCAGATCATGCCCGGCTTTCATGGAGTAGGATGCAAAAGAATGTCTTAAACAATCATGCGGCCAGGGATTTTCCGGAGAATAGCCGGCGCGGGTGCGGAGGGCAAACAGGCGCGTTTTCAGATCCCGCGGATTGATGACGGGATCATCCGGGCCCGCGTTGTGTGGCCGGCACGCCAGGATCCACGCCTTCAGCACAGGCTGAATGGTCACATGGCGGGCGCCGCCGGTCTTGGAATGTTTGGCCCGGACGGAAACAACGCCGTCCTCCAGGGAGATATCCGCCCATGTCAGCCGGGTAAGTTCCCAGGGACGGATGCCGGCAAAGGCCCCCAGGGCGACATACAGACGTAAATCCGTTGTGTCCTGGGCCGCCACGCGCCGCCGATAAACCGGCGCCGTCCTGTCTATCTCCTGGGGCGGCGAGCATGCCCGGAACAAGGCGGTCAACTGATCCGGGGTCAATGCCACTATTTCCGCTTCTTGCACGGGAAGCTTGTCTATGGGATCCACGGGATTTTTAATGATCCAGCCGCGCTTGATGGCAAAGTTAAACAGGGTGGCAAGCTCGCGCTTCAGGTTGTTCCAGCTGGTAGGGTGGCCGGCGTGGCATGTGTCCAGGGCATCCCGGATCATGGCCGGCGTAATGGCCGCGCATGGTCTGGCCACCAGATCCGGGCAAAGACGTTCCAGGCGCCCCAGGCGCGTTTTCCGGGACAGGACCGTCACGCGGCTGTTGTGCGCTTTAGCCGTGCTGGCCGTGCTGGCAAGTTCCCGGAGGGAGGGGGACATATCCGCGTCCGGCGGCGCCACCCCGCGCCCCAGTTCTACTAATGTTCCCAGCTTTGCCACCGAGCCCGCCCGCTTCACAAGCGCCGCGTAATGGGTGGCGGCCTCTAAAGGCGTCACCCCTATTTCTGACAGTATTTCATCAACCGCGTTCCACTTATAAGCATCAAGATCGATCGTTTTTCCGTTTACCGTTCCAAAACGTTTCAAATTGCGTATCTGTTCCGCAATATATCCTTCAGCCTCGCCTTTTGTGGCGAAATATTTTGAGGTCTGTTTCCCCGTGTGGGATATGCGTTCCGGGATGACAACCCGCCACGGTTTTCCAGGGCGGGAAGTGCAGGGGCGCGGCTTCCAATCGTCAACCAAGCTGTGCATAATTGTGCATGCTTTTTTGACCACATTATACCCTTTTTCACTATTTTCCAGCAT